CCTCTGGCGGCAACAAGTATTTGGCCTGCCCAACGGACTTTCTCGCTGTGTATTCAATGGCGGTTGTCACGGATACTACGGGCGGCGATATCAATACGGGAACGTATGAGTACCTGCTTAACAAAGATGTTAACTTTATTCGGCAGGCATACCCCACGCCAAATGACACCGGAGTTCCAAAGTATTACGCTTTATTTGGTCCGACAACGGGCTTGCCGCAAGAGTTGACGTTCCTTCTTGGTCCTACACCAGACGCCTCTTACGACGTAGAGCTGCACTATTTCTTTTATCCAGAGTCAATCGTCACGGCTACCACTACTTGGCTTGGAGACAACTTTGACTCTGTGCTTCTGTATGGCTCTTTGGTTGAGGCGGCTACCTATATGAAGCAGGAGCCAGATTTATTGCAGTTGTACGATACCAAGTACAAGGAAGCGCTTGCTCTAGCTAAACGTCTGGGCGATGGTATGGAGCGGCAAGACGCCTACAGGTCTGGTCAGTATCGGCAGGCGGTTACATGATCATTCAGTGTCAGACCAACTCGTTCAAGTTGCAGTTGCTGAGCGCCATTCAAGATTTGTCTACGGATACGCTCAAAATAGCGCTGTACACGGGTAATGCATCGCTTGGTCCCATGACAACCGTCTATACAACAGATGGGGAAGTCACGGGTACTGGCTATACGGCTGGTGGAAAGACTTTGACTGGCACAACCATCAGTACGGGTACGCAAACTTTATATGACCCGGCAGTGATATACGTAAACTTTGACAACGTCATTTGGACGGCTGCGGCGTTTACTGCGCGTGGTGCTTTGATCTATAACGCCAGCAAGGGTGATAAATCCATTGCGGTGTTGGACTTTGGCTCTGACAAAACTTGTACATCAACCTTCACCGTCACCATGCCTGCTAATACGGCTTCGACGGCGTTGCTACGTTTTACTTGAGGAACATATCATGATGAATGAAATATCCAAAGCTGTTGACACCGTTGGTGCAGCTATCACCCGTACAGTTGGGGCGCAAGATCACGCTGGTGCTGCTGGTGTGTATCGTATTGAGTGCCGCGACAGTGCGGGCAATCTGAAGTGGGTCAGTGAGCCTCACAACTTGGTGGTGAACCAAGGTCTTCAGGATATGAACGCCAAGTATTTCACCGGGTCTTCGTACTCAGCGACTTGGTATCTGGGCCTGTACGGTGCGGCAGCGTCCAATAACCCGACAGCTAGCGACACGGCTGCGACACATCCTGGCTTTACGGAAATTGTTCCGTATAGCAACGCAACTCGCCCCGCTTGCACATTTGGAACTCCGACAACGGCTAACCCGTCTGTGGCAACGAACAGTGCCTCCCCGGCGTCTTTCACGATCAATGCTACGGCGACGGTGGGCGGTGCTTTTTTGATTAGCAACAATACCAAGAGTGGCACCACTGGTGTGCTGTTCTCGGCCTCTGACTTCACCTCTCCTGGCGATCGTTCTGTGGCATCGGGTGACACATTGTCTGTGACATACACCTTCAGCCTCACCGCAACTTGATAAGGAGCCAACATGGCAGCGTTTAAAAAGGGCGAAGTTGTAAAAGTTAAAGGCGTTATTCCACAAGGGCCAATACTAGCTTTTCGTATGGACGAAGACGGTGTTGTTTGGTGCTTGATTGAGTGGACTGACGTTGATGGACTGATGCAACAACGCTGGTTCAAAGAAGACGATTTGATCGGCGCTTAAATGGCTGAAGGCGGCTGGGGTTCAGGCACCTGGGGAGAAGCTGCTTGGGGGATGTCGGTTTATTACCGAGATGCCTCTGAGACTGCGTCTGCCATTGATTCTGAAACCGCCGCTGGAAGCACCTACAAACCTACAGTATCTGAAGCTGCGTCGGGTGTAGATTCTGAAACAGCCGCTGGAAGCACCTACAAACCTACACTATCTGAGACTGCATCAGGTGTAGATTCAATAGCTTCTGCGGCTACGTTTAGGTCTTCAATATCTGAAGCTGCTTCGGGTGTAGATTCCACAACCGCTGCTGGAAGCACTTATAGGTCCGCAGTATCTGAAACCGCGACAAGTGTAGATAGCGTTTCTGCCAAACAGACGTTTGTTTCGGCTATTTCAGAAGCGGCATCAGGTGTAGATTCAATATCTTCTGCGACCACGTTCAGTTCTTCAATAACGGAAACAGTATCAGGTGTAGATTCTGAAACAGCCGCTGGGAGTACGTATAAACCCGCAGTATCTGAAACTGCATCAGGTGTAGATTCAATATCTTCTGCGGCTACGTTTAGGTCTTCAATAACGGAAGCAGCATCGGGTGTAGACAGCATCTCCGCTTCTCCTGTATTTGTTTCAGCTATCTCAGAGACGGCATCAGGCGTAGATTCTGAAACCGCTGCTGGAAGTACGTATAAACCCGCAGTATCTGAGGCCGCATCTGGAGTTGATTCAGTTGCTTCTTCGGTTACGTTTGGGGCTTCAATATCTGAAGCTGCGTCAGGTGTAGACTCAATATCTTCTGCGGCTACGTTTAGGTCTTCAATATCTGAAGCGGCATCGGGTGTAGATAGTATTTCGGCTAACCAGACATTTGCTTGTGCGGTATCGGAGGCTTCGTCTGGAATAGACAGTGTAGCGGTTGCACAAGGGTTTGCATCAAATATTTCCGAAAATGCCAGCGGGATTGATGCGCTGGATTCACGTTTTGAATTTTTTGGCGCAGTATCTGAGACTGCATCTGCGCTTGACTCTGTTACTCCGGCGATTGCAATGTCCACCGTTGTTAATGAGGTGGCTTCTGGGGAAGACTCCATTGAAACTAATCAGAATTTTGTAGTGGAAGTATCTGAGGCTTCGTCCGCAGCAGCCGAATTTATTGCGCGGATGAACTTTATTTGCACTATTGTTGAGGCGGCTTCGGCAACGGATTCAATCTACGCACGCTTCCTTTGGGAGCTGATAGATGACAGTCAGACTCCAAGCTGGCAAAATATCGCCAACAGCCAAACATCTGGATGGACACCGATCAGTAATGCGCAAACTCCAAGCTGGCAAAGTGTTGCTAACAGCCAAGCATCTAATTGGACATCAGTAAGCAACACGCAAGCTCCAAGCTGGCAAGAAATCGAGGAATTCTCCTAATAAAGGGACTGTGACATGGCTACTTCATACACTAGTTTACTGGGTCTGGCGCTTCCTGTTACGGGAGAGCTGCAAGGCACATGGGGCGATACGGTAAACAGCTACATAACCAACTATATAGACGCAGCAGTTGCTGGCACTCAAACTATTAGTGGGAGCCAAACGGCGGTCACTCTGTCTGTGACTAACGGCGCAACGCTTTCTCAAGCTGCCGCAGGTGCAACGGGTTCGGCTCAGTATCAGATCATTAACTGCACGGGTAATCCCGCATCACTGCTGACCATTACGGCACCGGCGTCTAGCAGGCAGTACATCGTTATCAATGCTACTTCAACTTCACAAAGCGTGAAGATTGTGGGCGTTGGCCCAACTACGGGTGTTACCTTGGTTTCTGGCGAGAAGGCTCATGTGGTCTGGAATGGTTCAGACTTTGTCAAGGTAGCCTCCAGCGAAACTGATGGGGTGTCAACAATCAGCTTTGGTACGACTGGTTTTACGCCAAGCGCGGCGACTTCGGGCGCAGTAACAGTAGCCGGAACGCTTGTAGCCGCTAATGGTGGCACTGGTCAATCGTCTTACACAGTAGGCGACATCCTGTACGCTAGTGGAGCCACCGCTCTATCTAAACTTGCCGACGTAGCTACCGGCAACGCGCTCATATCTGGCGGGGTAGGTGTTGCTCCTGCCTGGGGCAAGATCGGGTTGACTACGCATGTCAGCGGAATTCTTCCTTCTGCCAATGGCGGCACAGGAATTGACAACGGCGGGCGCACTTTAACCATAAACACTAATAGCGGAACGATTGCGTTTGGCGCGGCCAGCAAGACTTTGACGGTCAACAACTCGCTAACGCTTGCGGGCACAGATGCCACCACAATGACGTTTCCGTCTACCAATGCTTCGATAGCAAGGACAGATGCTGCGCAAACTTTTACTGGAACGCAGACTGTTCTGGCGGCGGCTACTCAAGATGCGATTGCGTTAGCGGGCCGCGCAGGCGGTACGTCATCTTATGTTTTAACGCTAACTCCTACCACTTTATCGGCCAGTAGAACAGCTACGTTCCCAAATTCGTCTATTACTGTGGCTGGTATTAATCTGGCGCAGACATTTACAGCGGTACAGACTTTTACCCCTGCTGCTCGTACATCTGGCGTTGCCTCGTATTTCACGCTCACCACTCCAGCAGACACGGGTCAGACGGCTAGCACAGAGTCTATCGGCGCTAGCTTCACCGCCGCTACCCGGACTTGGGCAACTGGAGCGTTAACGCTACAACGTGAGCGTGTCTTTGCAGCGCCCACTTATGCCTTTGCGGGTGCGTCCACACTTACCACAGCGGTCAACGTAGACATCGCCGCTCCTGTGGCAGGGACTAACGCCACAATCACTGATTCTTGGGCGCTTCGTGCTGCGGCTAGTCAATTCACTGGAACTGTGCAAGTTACGGGGCTGACAGCATCAAAGCCCGTATTTACTGACGCAAACAATAACCTTGTATCTACTGGTACGGTTCCTGTAGACCAAGGCGGCACAGGCCAGACCACCTACACAGATGGTCAACTGCTGATTGGAAACACTACTGGTAACACGCTGACCAAAGCTACTTTGACGGCTGGGTCTGGGGTGACCATCACCAATGGTGCGGGGTCAATTAGCATTTCTGCCACAGGTTCTGGCGGGGATATCGTAGGGCCAGCTAGTGCCACTGACAATGCTGTTGTCAGATTCGATGGCACAACCGGAAAATTAGTTCAGAACTCTGCGGTAACGATTGCTGACACTACCGGCGATATCTCGGGTGGAACGTATAACAAAGTCACAATTACTGCTCCTGCTACTGGTTCTACTTTGACAATTGCCGATGGCAAAACTCTGACAGCTAACAATTCGTTGACTTTGGCTGGCACAGATGCCACCACAATGACGTTCCCCACCACGAACGCATCCATTGCACGAACGGACGCCGGACAGACGTTTACTGGGACGCAGACTGTTTTGGCCGCAGCCACACAAGATGCGGTTGCTTTGGCTGGCGGCGCAGGCGGCACTAGTTCTTACGTAGCCACAATTACGCCGACGACTCTTTCGGCTAGCCGCACAATCACGCTGCCTAACTTGACGGGCACGGTTGCGCTGCTGAGTAACACGCAAACATTCTCTGGCTCTACGACATTCTCCAGCACCTTTACGCTGTCTGGAACAACTACGAACATTTCGCTTGGCACATCGCAAACTTCTGGAACTTGGACGGCTGGTGGTGCTAGTCAGACCGGCACGATCACATTGGATCAGTCCACCAAGGCGCATACGCTCAATATTGGTACTGGTGCAACCGAAGCAGCCACAACCAAGACCATCAACTTAGGCATGGGT